GCTATGGGATCCAGTAAGTGGATTCTATACTATTTAATCTTTAATCTTTAATTAAAATATAAGGAGATATATATATGAAGACTTATCAAAATGTTTTAATGGAACAGTTTAGAAGTTTAAATGTCAAAACTACTCCGAAAAAAGAAACTGACTTTGAAATTACAAAAGAAGATATTGGAGAATTTTGTAAAGTATTTTTGAAAGATTTAGTAAAAGAAAGTAAACTTATAAAAGAATCTTTATCTTTTTCTGAGCATTTAAAAATGTATAAAGAAGTTTCGGATTTAAGTGAAGATGAAATGATTTCTTTGGTATTTTTTGAGGGAGAAGTTTTAACTGAAGAAAATTCTGGTAAAATTAGAGCTTTACAATCAAAATTATCAAAAGCATTAAAATTAGGTTTTGCTGGAGTTGCTGCTGGAATTGGTGCTGGCAGTGTATATGTTGGAAAACAAGCAAGAAATATTGCAAAATTGGGTAGTAAAATTACCCCAAAAAGTGATGTATCAATGAAATCTTATTACTCGAGTATATCTAAAGCAGGAAGCGGATATATGGCCGCAGGAGCAGTTACTTTAGCAGCCGTTGCATATTTCCTATACAAACGTTTAAATGATCCATGTAAAAAACAATGTAAATCTGATAAAAATAAACAATTATGTTATTACCAGTGTGCAGAAAATGCAGCAAAGAAAGTATTAATGAATTTAAAGTCAGAATTAGGAAAATGTGGAAAAACTAAAAATCCAGATAAATGCAAAAAGAAAATTACAAAAGAAATTCAAAAATGGCAAGGAAAAGTTGTGGATATGCACAAGAAGGTTGCTAAATATAAAACTAAATCAATGTCATAAAAAGTAATCAATAAAATAATGGGAGATTTTTATTTAATTAGATCTCCCATTTAATTATTAAAAGGAGAATAAATGGCAGTTAATCCTACTGATACTTTATCGACTCAAATCCACACTTCTAGAGATCAGACAAGAACTCAAATCTCTAATTATATCAAACATTATTTAGAATTAGAGAATGTGGATCTAGTGGATTCGTCATTTCTTTCTTTTATTATAAATGTAATTTCTACACTCACAAGTAATTTAATGTTTTATCAATCATCTGTATATAGAGAATTCTATTTAACAAAAGCACAATTACCTGACAGTGTATATAACTTAGCTGCTTTTCTTGGATATGATACACAGAATGCATCTTATGCAACAGCAAATGTTTTAATGACTATTTCATTGACATTTGAAGACTCTGAAGCCACTTTTACTATTCCTTCCGGATTTATTTTTTATGCAGACTCAATTGAATTTGTTACTTATTTTACAACAACAGTTACCGTAACTAATAATAGATTTGTATCAATACAAGCAAATGAAAATGGAAAATTGTATGATTTACCAGTAAGTATAGACTCTACAGCAAATAATGAATTTTATTTTATTCTTCCAGTCAGACAATATAAGTCAACAACTCAAGAATTTCAAATTGATGAAGATTTACAATTATATCAATTTACTTCAGTCGATGTTCCTATAACAGGAAAATTATCTTCAATTTCTGTATATGTAAAAGACCCAGATAGTGACCCATCAGATACTGGTTTATTATATACCGCTTATAATAGTTTATATTTAATGTCTTCTGATGATTATGGGTATGTATCAAGAAGAACTGTTGATGGAGTAACTTTACATTTTGGAAATGGACTTATAGGTCAGCAACCTTTACCTGGCTCTACTGTAATAGTTTATATAAATGAAACAGAAGGAACAGATGGAAATGTAATTCCAGGATCTATCAAAAAAGGACAAAGAATATATACAACTACTGATGAAGGAATTACACAAATTGTAAATTATTCATGTATTAATACATCTGCTGCTACTGGAGGAGTAAATGAAGAAACTTTACAAGAAATAAGAAGTAATGCAATTGCTGGGTTAACAACTTTAAATAGATTAGTTACTGAAAATGATTATGAGAATTCAGATGTAGTAATAGAAGATTCTCCAATTGCTCAAAATTCAATTCCAGTTTTAAAGAGGTCAGATGTTAAATGTAATGAAATTCAATTATATACAACTCTGACTTATAATAATGAAAATGTTCCAACAAGAAATGCTACTTATACAACTTCTACTGGTACCACATATATTCCTAGAGAAACTGAAATAACAATTGGAGATTATGATTATTATACAATTTTTGATATGACTATTGATGAGATTAATACAGCTGCATATTATCAATATGTTTTGAGTGAATTAGAGCAAGTTCCTACATTAGTTGAAAGTTGGGCTGATAATCCATATAATATAAATTTAAATAATTTAGAGATTGTAACTAATGATAGCACTGCTAATTTTACTATTACATATTATTCAGATGAAAGTGATTATAGTAATGTAGAATGTGAAATGAGAATTCTTCAAACAGATGAAATATTTACAATGACTAATACTCCAGGTATAGATGGGGGAACTTTTACATATTCATTTAGTCCATATACATTAATTGAGAATGGATCTTTAACATTTTATTTTACTCTAACAAATCCTACTGGGTATATTTCTCAGTATTCTACAAATTTGACTTATAGAAAGTCTTTGAATTCCTTTATGATGTCAAACACTGTTTCTGATGGAACCTCGATAATTATATATGATATTCCAGTAATAGAAAAAGAATATTATGATGCAGTAGATAAAAGAGAATTTGAATTACAAGTTTTACAAGCAATGATGAGTTCTATGAATTTTATTAATTATAGAATGTTAACTGATTTTACAAATGTAAAATTTACTAATTCACATGGTTCTATGACTAATATGCAATTAAATGATGTAACTAGAAGACCGGTTATTGATATTGTTGAAACATTACCTATAAGTCCTAGTGTCGCTGATAGATATATAGTTTGTAGTGGGACTCATAAGAATGAAATAGCAATTTGTACAGATTCTACTAGTGTGGCCTGGATATATACACAACCGATTTTAGATGATATGTTATATGTAACCAATTTAGGAAGAAAATATATATTTAGTGATTCTGGATGGGTTGACCCAGATTATAATATTCCATTAGAAATAGAATTGGAAGTTGTTAGATCTTCTACAGCAGATGCAAATGAAGTGGAAATTGTTGAAGATATAAAAGAAGCTTTAATAGAAGAATTTCAAGATAGGTTTGGTCAAAATATTCGATTATATAGATCAGAAATAATAGATGTGGTACAAGAAGTTTCTGGGATTGTTCATTGTAGATTAGTAAATCCAAAATCAAGTATATTCTTTAATTTTGATGTAGACAATTTAACTGAGGATGAATTATTAGCATATGGTCCAGAATATGTATATTTCGATGAAGATTCTATAACAGTCAGAGTATTAGCAGAAACTTAAAAGGATATAATAAATGGATATATTATTACAAAAATCAAAAATAGATTATTCTAAGTTACGATCTTTAATACAAAGAACTGTTGCAAAAGAATTATCTAATTTATCAGAACCGTGTTATTATCCATCAATGAAGAAAGTATATTATGAGATATTACATTATACTGGATTAACAGATAAAGATGTTTCTGAGTTTGTTGATAGATTTTATAGAGATAGTAAATACAAAGATTTTAGATTACATAAAGATTTAGCAACAAACTTGTATATATTTCTAATGAATATATTCTTACAAAAAAATGATAAGTTATTATTTACATATACTATTGCTTTATTATCAATAAGGTATTATTCAAATTTAATGCATAAAATGATTGCATATTGTAATAAAGATATATTTAGATATAGTTTGGATAATTTAAATAAAACTCATTTATTTTCTAGAGAAAAAACAATTCCAAATGCTTTGTATTTTCTATCAAAAGAAGTTTCTAAAAAATATGAAAGAGGAATAAAAAATAAAGATGTTGATAATATAGCAAAGTTTATCACTGAAATAAGACATAGAATAAATCAAAGTGTAAAAAGTTTTGCTGGAGTTTATTATACTGCTCATGAGGAAGGGAAGTCGATTAAAACTGTAAAAGAACCTGATGAGGAAACTAATGCTTATCAATATCAATCTCAAGAGAAAGAATCTAAATTAGTAAATGATATTACTAAGAAAATAACAATTTATAAATTTATTGACAATAAAGCAGTATTAGATGCTAAACAGTTAACAAAAGTTAATTCTTCAGTTTCTACATTAATTTCTAATAAATTAGCAGATGTAAAATTCACAAATGAAATTAAAATAGTAATACAATTATTTTTGAAAGATTTAAGAAAAGTAAGTGATATTTGTGGGAAAGAATATTTTAATTATGTAAGAAAATTGATGGGTATTAAAAGAACTAATCAAACTGTATATTTTAAACAACAAGTAAATGTATTATTATTGAAAGTATTGGATGAAATGAAATATAGAGAAAATTATAATAAGATGACTTCTCAAACACAATTCTTAATGAATTTATATTTAGCCTATTATATGACTATGGTTTTGAGAAATAGTATTTGTTAATTTATAATGCTTCTATTTCCTCTACTTTTTGAGTTTGTGTGGGAGATACCCTACTTTCTATATCATCAGGATCACTTTCAATCGTAGTAGATTGTCTTTTTACAAAATCTTTAAATTGATCATATGTTTTATCAAAGATATTTGGCATTTCTGGATTATAACCTTTTGATATATTAGTCACTTTTGTAGAAGAAAAACTATTTATATCATTTATATAACTTCTTAATGTAGGTCTATTATTTGCTTCTTCTCCAGTTTCTAATAATATGCTATTATATAAGCTTCCCATATCTATTCTTACATCGACAATTGATAATGCTTGATTCCATCCTATTTGTTGTTGATCCCCACCTTTAATAACTGAGATATTACTTATGAATCCAGGTTCTAATCTAAAAATACCAGGACATATAATTTGGTGAAAAAATGGCCAATTATAAGTATTTGCTTCTTCTCCTTTTTTTCCTGCTCTAGGTAATGCTAAACATAAAATTGCAGCAATTGGTCCAGTTATATATTTCTTAGTATATGATAAATTTCCTGGGTATGGATTATATAATCTTACTGTAATAGAATATGATGGAGTAAATCCACTATTTTTCCATACCTGAGGAAAATCTACCCTCGCTCCAGCAGCCATTCTTGAAATCATTCCAGCCGTCGCTCCAGCAAACTGTGAAACTTTTCCACCCTCTCTTAATTTTTTTTGTACATTTTCAGATTTTTCAAGAATTTTATCTATTCCAGAACTTACTACATCTGCTCCCATAGTTTTAGCAAAAGTAGATAATTGTTTTCCTGCTTCCCCCAAATCTCTTGCTCCCATCATTTGGGTTATTTCCCCAGCCCCTTGGGAAACTACATCAGTAATTTTATTTAAAAAACTTTCTCCATATTCATTAGAAAATGAATCAGTAGGAAAGTTATCAGCGATAAAAGCAATTTTTAAATTTGATCCTGATCCACCAGGTTTAAATTTATGATTTCCTAATAATTTTACATAATCATCCCATTTATTTTCTAATCTAAATCCGGTTAAACTAGTCTGAATTACCGGTTCTCTTGGCTGAATTTGTAATATTGGCATAGAATTTCTCATTAAGTCATTACTTACATATGTATCAGGAGGCATTCCTATTATGTCCGGCAATTTAATAATATCATTAACTTCTGTCATAAATTTATATCTCCTCTACTCTACTCTATATTTCCATTGATAATCATAGAAACATAATCAGTTCCAAATGATTGACCAGTTTGAGATGTTCCTATATTTGCTCCACTTGATACATTTCTCATAGAATTGGATATAACTGTTGGCATACTCATTACCATATTATTCATTTGACTTTGATTTTTATTTGTAGCGCTTAATTCTTTCCTCAATTCATCTTCGGATTTCATTCTTGCTTTTTCTTTTATTAAATCTCCACTGATAGCCATATTTGCTAAATTAGTTTTATTTATTACTTCTCCAACTTTTTCAATTGGTCCTATAATTTCTCCAGCATGAACATTTATTTTTCCAGTCTTAGTTACATATCCACCTTCTTGAGCTGAGGGTTCGTTTCCAGTGGATATATCAGCTGCTTTTTCTTCAATAGTTCTTGCTTCCCTTGCAGAATACCATTTATCTCCAACTCTTTTTATCAGACCCATTTGTTCTATTAAAGATATATTCTTTAACAAAGCATTTGCTGAATCTTTATATTTTCCGGGAGGCTCTACTAATTTAAATGCTTCTGCACTTAACTGTCTTCTCAGTCTTTCATATAAACTTTCTTGTGGTTCTGCTT